GTATTACTCAAAACGAAGTAAATAGTATTGAAGAGTATGAGTATTACAAGACAAATACTCCTGATGAAACACCTATTTCTTATTTAGCTTTCTTAAATCAAAAAACACCTACAACAGAAATAACAATTGAAGGTGATCAAAGAGATGAAGGAAACGCTTTTTGGAAAGAATATAACAAAAAAGCTATACCTGACATGATTGCTTGGGAAAATCTAGGTGGTAGTGATGCCTTAATGAACCTTGTTAAGTTAAAAGATGCTCTAACTGAATTAGAAAAACCGGGTAGCATGGTTACTGGTGCAATCATTGGTATGGCTCCTGACTTAGTTAATGCCTTTATTAACCCAACCGCTACAGATGTGCGTGAAAACATTGAATCAGTAGTGCAACGTAACTTAAAAGCTGTACTAGGCGCTCAATTTACTGAGAGAGAGGGTGAAAGACTAATTAGTAGAGCATTTAATCCGAAACTACCTCCAGAAACAAACGCTAAACGATTAAAACTTCTTATTGAACAGATGGAGCAATCAGCTCAAGCGCAAAATGCTAGACTAGCGTGGATAAAAGACCCTGCTAACAACTCTAGTTTTAGAGGATTTGATGGTGCTACTCCAAACATGATGGATATGTGGACTGCGATAGCGCAATATCAAGTAGGTGACATAGTAGAAGGTAGAAATGGTAAGAAATTTATATATCAAGGTGGCGATGATAAGAGCAAGTCATCATTTGTTGAGATAAAGTAAAGGAATAATAATGGCAGAACTTGATCCGTGGGAAAGTGAAGTAGAAGATATGACATGGGCGCAGGCTCTTGTAGAAGGTGGTCAAAACTTACCAATGTCTACAATTAGAGCTGGTGGTGATATAGTTGATGCAGTAATGAGTCCTATAGAAACAGGACATACACTTCTTAAACTTATGCAAGGTAGTTTTCATTTAATATTGCCTGAAGAAATACAAAAAAGATTCGATCCTGAAGGAAAGACTGAAGAAAGTCAAGCAATGGCTCAAGCAGTTGGTAAATATTTTGTAGATAAATACAGTAGTGAAGATAGCATTAAACACGTAGTAGCAACTGATCCAGCTTCAATTCTTATGGACATAGCTACTGTGTTGTCAGGTGGAGCAGCAGTTGTAGCTAAGACAGGACAATTAACTAAAGTTGCTAAAATTTCTAGTATTGGAAATGCTATGCAAAAAACTGCAAAATATGTTGATCCTGTTATAGCTCCTATTGCATTAACTGGTACAGCAATAAATAAAACTGGAATACTAGCTAGAGAAGTAGCTGGCGCAAACTCAGGTACAGGTGGAGCAGCAGTTGCTACTGTTGTAGATGAATCAAGAGCAGCTTCTAATCAAGGAACTATAGGAACAAAAGGTGATAGACTTGGACGAGGTGAACAAGGACAAGCACTTACACAGGCAATGCGTGGTGGTGGTGATTTAACCGAAGTTTTAAATATTGCAAAGCGTGATCTTGAAGTAATGAAAGTTGCAAAAGCTGATAATTATAGAGCTAATGAAAGTCTTTGGAAATTAGACAACACTATATTAGATTTTAAAGCTATAGACGATGCAATACTAAAAGCTGAAAACATGGTTATTTATCAAGGTAATACTGTTATAAATCCAAAAGGTGTACAAGCAATAAAAGAATTAAAAGAAATTATTACTGAATTTAAAGGCAAAGACCCGCGAACACATCACACTGCTGAAGGTTTTGACAAAATGAAACAAAAAATGTGGTCAGTTGTTGAGGGCGTTGATCCTAATAATGCAACTGCATCAGGTATAGCAAAAAATATGTACCATTCAGTTAAGAAGACAATAGCTGATCAAGCCCCTGGTTATTCTAAGGCAATGAAAGAATATTCAGATGCAATGGAACTTATAAGTGAAATTGAAAAAACATTATCTTTGGGAAGTAAAGCAAACATCGATACTGCTATTAGAAAACTAAATTCATTGATGCGAGATAATGTTAATACAAATTATGGACAACGAGCTAAATTAGCTAGGCAATTAGAAGATGTAGGTGGAGAGAAATTCATTGCACAACTTGCAGGTCAACAATTTAACGCTCTTATGCCTAGAGGCATACAAGGTGCAATGTTACCAACTCTTGCAACAGGTGCAGTTTACACAGGAGGAGGATCAATACCAGCAGCAGCGGCAATGTTTGCAACTGGCTCTCCAAGAGTAGTAGGCGAAACTGCTAATATGACTGGATACATTATGGGTAAGCTAGACAAATTACCTACACCTTCTTATGAGGGCATTGGAGGATTGTTAGAGATACTTTATCAAACACAAGCAACAATGGAAAACAAACAGAATCAATAAAGGATTAAAAATGGCACATACACAACTAAAATCAATGAGTGATGATGATGTACAAGACATAGCAAGTGATGCTGTACAAAGTGCTATTAATTTTATTGAAAGTGAAATTGCATTAGATAGAATAAAATCTCAGCGTTACTTTGAAGGTGAGGTAGACATTGGTCAAGAAGATGGTAGATCAAAAATAGTTGCTACTAAAGTCAGAGATACTATTAGAGCTATTAAACCTAGCTTAATGCGTGTGTTTTTATCATCAGAACATCCAGTTGAGTTTATACCTACTAGCCAAGAAGATGTTAAAAGTGCAGAACAAGCTACTAAATACATTAATTACAAGTTTGGTGAGCTTAATGGCTACACGCTTCTTAATGATGCAATACACGATGCCTTAATTAAAAAAACAGGTGTTCTTAAAGTTTGGTGGGAAGATAACACAGATGAAGAATTTTTTAACTTTACGAATGTTACTGAGGAAGAGATGGCTGCTATTGTCAATGAGCCTGATGCTACAGTCATTGAACAATCTATGGAGATGTCTATGGAGATGGGTGATGATGGCATGGAGATGGAAACACCACAATATTCGCTCAAAGTAAGTTACAAAAAAGAAAAAGGTAAGCTGTGTGTAGAAGCTGTACCACCTGAAGAATTTTTAGTTGATCGTAACGCTAAGTCTGTAGAAGATGCATATGTTGTAGCACACAGAACAGAGATGCGAGTAGGCGATCTTGTGCAAATGGGTTATGATTTTGATGAAGTATCAGAATTATCAGGTTTGTCCTCAGACGATACATTTACCGATTCTGAAGCGTTTGAGCGTAAAGGCTACGAACAAGATGAAGAAGAAACAACAATGGACATAAGCATGAAGAAGGTTGCTGTGACAGAAGCCTACATGAAAATGGACAAAGAAGGTACAGGCATAGCTTCAATGTACAAAATATTAATGGCAGGTGGTGATAATAAATTACTAGAATGTGAGCCTTATGGGGAAGTGCCATTTGCAATTTTTGAAATTGATCCTGAGCCACACACATTCTTTGGTCGTAGTGTTGCAGACTTAGTTATGAACGATCAAGACTCAGCTACTGCTATGATGCGTGGAATGATGGACAACGTAGCCTTAACAAACTCTCCTAGACAGGGTTATGTACAAGGACAAGTTAACGTAGATGATTTAATGAACAATGAGATTGGTGGTTTAGTCAGGATGAAGTCACCAGCAGCTTTAGTAGATATAGCTACTCCATTTGTAGCTGGTCAAGTATTAACTGCAATGCAATATATGGATGATGCAGTAGAAGCTAAAACAGGTGTAAGTAGAGCTTCTATGGGGCTTGATCCTGATGCTTTACAGAATACATCAGCTACAGCGGCTCGTTTACAAGCACAACAAGGTTCAGCACAAATAGAAACAATGGCTAGAAACCTTGCAGAAGGTGGTGTAAAGCGTTTGTTTAAGCTAATGTTACATCTCTTAGTTGAAAATAGCTGTGAAGAAACTATGATGCGTTTGTCAGGTGAATTTATTCCAGTTGATCCACGGTCTTGGAACACAGGCATGGACATGACAGTAAATGTTGGTCTTGGAACTGGTAGAGAAGAGTCAAGAGTAGCGGCGCTTAACCAAGCATTACAAATGCAGATGCAGATATGGGGTACATATGGCAATCAAAACGGATTAGTAACAATGACAGGCATTAGAAACACACTTGGTGACATGCTAGGAATAGCTGGTATTAAGAATGTTGATCGTTACTTTAATCCTATGACTGCTGAAACAGAAGCTCAATTAATCCAACAACAAGCAGAACAAGCAGCTCAAGCAGAACAAACTTTAACTGAACCTGAAGCAATCGTACAAGCAGAACAATATAAAGCAGATAAGAAAGCTGAAATGGATATGTTAAGAGCGCAAATAGATGCTCAGAAAGCAATTGCAATAGATGATAGAGAGCGAGATAGAATGGATCAAGATTTATTGACTGATGCAGCTAAGATAATTGGACAGTATGGTACAAAAGTTGATGTAGAGAACATAAAAACAGCTCAAGCAGAGGCTAGATACCCACAAGAATCACCAGCTCAAGCAGTTACTGGAGGTAGGTTCTAGTGCTAAACAATCTATCAATAGTAGAAAAAAGCGCTAAAATGAAGACATTACAGGCTGATGACACGTTTCAATTAGCCTTAAAAGAAATTACTGAACAGCAAGTTGCTGTTTTTGTAGAAGCTGATTCTAGTACAGAACAGCGTGAGAAAGCACACGATATGATATGTGCGCTTAGAAAGATTGATGATTATTTCGACTCTGTAAGAACAGATGAGGTAATGTTTAATCGTAAACTAACCAAAGGAGAATCAGCACCGTGAGTGAAACTACGACTGAAACTACAATAACTGACATCGATAGTGCTTTAAGTAGCATTATGGAGTCACCTGAAGAAACAACTGAAGCTATTATTGAAGAAGAAATTCAGGAAACAGAAGAAATATCTGCTGAGTCTGAAATAGAAGAAGAAGTTGATTCCGAAGAAGAAGTGGAAGAAGATCAAGAAATTGAGGCTTCTGAAACAGATACCGAAGACCACCTAGAGGATGCAAGTCCAGAAGAGCCACGATATTCTGTCAAAGTAGATGGACAAGAAGTCGAGGTATCCTTAGAGGACTTAAAGCAAGGCTATAGTGGGCAACAGTATGTCCAAAAAGGTATGCAAGATGCTTCAGCACAAAAGAAAGAAGCTGAAGCTGTTTATGCAGCCTTAACTAATGAACGTCAGCAATTAGCTGAGTTATATCAATCGATTCAACAGGGTAATATTACAGCACCTCCTGAGAAACCTACAAAAGAAATGTTTGATGCCGATCCTATCGGTTACATGAAACAAAACTTGGACTATGAAGAACAGAAGGGCGCATATGATATGCAAATGATGCAATTGCAACAAGTGTCACAACAATCAAGTGAAGCTGAAGCAAATGCAAAACAAGCGTATCTTAAAGAACAAATGCAAATATTACAACGTGAAATCCCTGATTTTGCAGACTCTAAACGAGCAACTGCACTCAAGGAGAATTTGGTCAAATATGGAACTACTCATTATGGTTACACGACAGAAGAGATTTCTCAAATAACTGATCATAAAGCGATTAAAGTGCTACACGATGCTGTAAGGTATCAGGAAATTATCAAAGGTAAGTCACAGGCTAAGACTAAAACTAAGTCTGCGAAACCAATGCTAAAACCAGGCGCTAAGAAAATGGCTACGCCAACTGCTAAAGTACGTTCACGCCAACAGGCAAAACTCAAGGACTCAGGTAGCATCGAAGATGCACTTGGGTTAATACTTAATAATTAATGGAGAAATATTATGGCACAGCCCAGCAATACGTTCGACAGTTATGATATTAAGGGTATTCGGGAAGACTTAGAAAATGTCATTTATGACATAAGTCCAGAAGAAACTCCTTTTTACTCATCGCTGAAAAAAGTCAAAGCAAGTAACACATACCATGAGTGGCAGACAGATGCTTTACGTTCAAGTGCAGCTAACGCTCACATTGAAGGTGACGACACTACTGGTGAAGCTCGTGTAGCAACAACTAGGCTCGGGAATTACACCCAGATATTTAAAAATGCCGTGGTTGTTCCTGACAGTGACGAAGGTCTTGATAAAGCAGGTCGTTCTGCTGAGATGGCATACCAAGTGCTTAAAATTGCTAAAGAGCAAAAGCTAGACATTGAGAAGGCTTTGTTTGATAACAATAAGTACGAGGCAGGTTCTGCATCAGCAGCTCGTGAGCTAGCAGGTTGTGGCGCATACGTGAAATCTAATGTTGCAAACATTGGTGGATCAGGTGGTGCTAACCCAGCTGGTGCCGTACCGGGTAATACGCCTCGTACAGATGGTACTGCGACTGTGTTTTCACAAGCAGACTTTGATACTGTTATGGAGTCTATTTGGACTAACGGTGGTAAGCCTGATACGGTTTATCTAAGCTCGTTCCAAATGAACAAAGCTCTAGCATTTACTGGTATGAACAACCAACGCTCTACAATTGGAGCTTCTGTTGGTGGTTCTAACGCTGTTATTAATGCAGTAGATGTATATGTCACTCCGTGGGGTACTGTTGATTTTGTACCTTCTAGAGAGAACCGTGGCAAGGATGTTTGGATCATGCAGGCGGATATGTGGGCAGTTGGTGTTCTTAGACCAACTAAAAACACAGAGTTAGCTAAGACTGGTGACTCAACTAAACGTCAAGTATTGACTGAGCTAACGCTTATCTCTAAAAATGAGAAAGCATCAGGTTTAGTTGCTGACTGTTCTACATCATAATAATGTAGAATAATGGTGTGGGGAGTCCTCCTTAACTTCCCACACTACTTAAAGGAATTGTATGAAAACTAGTGAACAAGTACATTTTGATAATAAAAACGGTAAGATTATTATTGAAAAACAATTTGATAATCAAGGTACGTTAGATCGAGTTGACCAATTAGTAAAGGGAAAACATGGTATAACAGGAGAAAATCGTCTTGTTGGATCAATACCAATGCACGTTATTACACAATGGTGTAAAGATGCTGGTATAAGATGGGATGACACAGAGGCTCGTAAAGAGATTGTAAGAAAAAAAATTCTTAGTGGCGATTTTGATAAGTTACGAGTATGGAAAGGCACATTTTAATTATTATGGGAGTCCAGCATGGCTGATACTACAACTACTACGTTTACCCTTGTTAAGCCAGAGGTTGGAGCTTCTGCTGATACTTGGGGTGCGAAGTTAAACACAAATTTAGATTCAATAGATAACTTATTAGATGGTACGACAGCAGTCAAACCTAATCTAACTGCAGGGCAATGGAAGGTAGGTGGTACAGCTATCACTTCTACAGCAGCAGAAATTAACTATACTGATGGTGTGACAAGTGCCATTCAGACACAGCTTAACGCTATTACAGCTAACGATTTTGTAACTCAAGCTCGTATGGCAGTAAACTCAATCGACTCGGATCAATACATTGATGGAAGTATTGACGTAGCTCACATGAGTGCAAATTCCGTGGATAGTGACCAATATGTTGATGGAAGTATTGACCATGTTCATCTAGCAGGAGATGCGGTGGATGGAGATAACCTAGCTGACAATGCTTGTGATAGTGAACACTATACTGATGGAAGTATTGACCACGTTCACCTAGCGGGAGATTGTATAGATGGAGATAACATTGGTGATAATGTTATTAATAGTGAGCATATAGCAGCAGACTCAATTGATGCAGAACACTTAGCACCAAACTCAATTAACACAGATGCTATTATTGATGATGCTGTGCGAA